ATAGCGGACGCGCCGTCAGTATGCCGCAGGGTCATAAGAAGCCGACTCCTCCTGTTGCTACTAATCTTTTGGCAGGAACTTTTAAAAAGGGTGGGGGCGTAAAGAAGTTTAATGGTGGTGGTGACGCACAGTCTTATAAAGAGACTAAAGGTCACGAAGGCACCTACACCAACCAGAAAGCTGAAAATCTTGCTGACCGTGAAGTCATGAATCCCATGCCCTTCATCCGTCCTCTTGTGAAAAAAATTAAAAGTTTTTTTGGTTCTTCTGATGCTCCCGGTGCGGTAACAAAGACCAAGGAGTCTACGACTGTTGTTCCTGCTAAACAGCGCAGCGGCGGAATGGCTAATTGCTGAAATAAGGCGGGGGCTTCGGCCCCTGCTTTTTAGGAGATAAATATGGCTGATACAGTCACAAGCCAGACGCTTATTGATGGCGAGCGAACGGTCATTATGAAATTTACAAACATCAGTGACGGCACTGGTGAGTCTGCGGTTTTGAAGGTTGATGTTTCTGCACTAACGCCAAGCGCATCAGGCGCAGAGTGTGACAGAGTTACGGTCACCAAAATTTATATGGCTAATCACGGCATGGAAGTAAGAATGCTTTGGGAAGCCACAACAGATGTGCCGTTTTTTCTATCGTCTTCTGGCGCTACGCAAACGCTTGACATGAGTGCTTTTGGCGGTATTACAAACAACGCTGGCGCTGGCGTTACTGGTGACATTGTGTTTAGCACTTCTGACGCATCTTCTGGTGATACTTACTGGTGCATTTTGGAGATGGTTAAGGGGTATGCGTAATGCCAAGCAAATCACCTTCTCAGCATCGCTTGATGGCGGCAGTTGCACATAACCCTGCGTTTGCTAAGAAGGTGGGCATCCCTACGAAAGTAGGAAAAGAGTTTGCCAGCGCAGATGAGGGCAAGAAGTTCAAGGGGGGCGGCTTGTATGAAAACATCAATGCAAAACGTGAGCGGATTTCTGAAGGCTCTAACGAAAAAATGCGTCGAGTGGGTAGCAAGGGTGCGCCAACTGCTGAAGCCTTCCGCGAGTCAGCAAAAACTGCCAAATTAAAAAGTGGCGGAGTTTCTCTTTCTGTAGGTAGGGGAGAGAAGCTGTCGGTAGATCGTGGTGCCGGTCTTACGCAGAAAGGCCGCGACAAGTATAATCGAGAGACTGGTAGCCATCTAAAGGCACCACAGCCGCAAGGCGGTTCTCGTAAAGATTCATTCTGCGCCCGGATGTCGGGGGTCGTCAAGCACGCAGCAGGCGACGCACCGAGGGCAAAAGCCTCGTTAAAACGATGGAATTGTCCGGGCTGGTAAAGGAATGAAAACATGGCAACATCAGGGACTGTCGGTCAAACCGTAATTGACGTTCAGCAATTCATCGATCACGGTGCGCGACGTTGCGGGAAACTCGCGGAAGAACTGACTTCAGAGCAACAGACTTCAGCTAGGGAAAGCCTGTTCTTCCTGCTGTCCCACCTTGCTAATATTGGTATCAACTACTGGGCAATAAGTAAAAAGGTATTCGGTATGAATGCCAACCAGTATACCTATGCCATGCCTGAAGGCACCATAGACGTTCTGAATGCGCTCTACAGGACAATGAGTCGTCCTAGCGGTTCATACACATCTTCAGCCGGTGGGGTAGTAGCAAATGTATATGATGGTGACGTTGATACCTTCTGCCAACAGACCTCAGATAATGGAAACATTGCCGTTAATTACGGATCAACTAATTTAGTTTACGCGGGTTCTATAGGGTTCTTGCCCTATGTAGGAAGCGGTGGCTCTGCAACTTGGATAATCACGTTAGAGTATTCAACAGACAACACCACTTGGTCTACGCTGGAAAGTCTCGGCTCCATTACTGTTACTGACAACCAGTGGATATGGACTGATATTGACCCCGGTCAATCGGTTGCTTACTACCGTATACGTATTTCTGGTAACTCAACATTAGCTCTGCGTGAGTTCTATGTGGGTAACAACAGCACAGAAATTACGATGGCTAGGCTGAACCGGGACGATTATACGAATCTGCCTAACAAGAACTTTACAGCTAACCAACCATTTCAGTTTTGGTTTAATCGTTTAATTTCGCAGCCAACGATGTCGCTGTGGCCTACTCCGTCCGATCCGTTTGTGCAGATGACCGTATGGTATTCGCGCCAGATTCAAGACGTAGGCGACCTTCAAGATCAATTGGAAATCCCGCAGCGGTGGTATGAGGCTGTGGTGATGATGCTGTCTCATCGTATGTCTTTAGAATTGCCTCAAGTGCCTCCAGAGAGAATTGCTTATCTAGAGAAGATGGCTACACAGTATCTTACTGAAGCAGAGTTGGAAGAGCGCGATAAGTCGCCCATATATTTTGCCCCGAATATTTCGGTTTACACACGATAGTGCCAAGATTCCTCGATACCATTGGCTTGTCTGATATTGCGATATTCATCTGTGATCGTTGCAAGATGAAGAGGCCGCACGCTGAAGCTCGTCCTGATCCTAACTTCCCCGGCTTGCTAGTTTGTGGGCAAGGTTGTGCTGATCAGAAAGACCCGTATCGTCTACCGGCAAGGCAGACCGAAAGAATCACTATTCGTTTTCCTCGACCGGATGTCAGTGTTGCTGTTGACCCAGACGCGCTTATTACGGGGCCGTATCAAAATTACGAGATATCCCCCGAAAACAATCAAGACACGCCTTCTACGAATGGCAACCTTGATAACTTGAGTCCGTGATATGGCTAATGTAACGATTACGCAGTTGCCCTCTGCGGGAGCTATTACAGGCGCAGAATTAGTCCCTGTTGTGCAGAACGGGGTGACTGTCCAGACAACGACAGCCGCGCTTGCTGGATCGCCGGTTCAGACGCAGACTTTCCTGACGTTAAATCAGGAATCTACGTTAGCAAATAGCCGTAGGTTGTCCGGTGGGACGGGTGTAGGGCTTACGGATGGCGGGGCGCAGTCAACCCTACAGGTAACCCTCAACGCGGCCTCTGGGAGCCTTGAGGCGGCTGGTACGGGCATGATTGCCAAGACCGCAAGTAACACGGTTGCTGGTAGGACGATGTCGTCTACTACCGCAGGAATCTCAGTAACCAACGGCGACGGAGTGGCTGGTAATCCCACGTTTGCGTTGACTGGCGTTGCGTTGGCGGTTGCTGGGGCGACGGGAACTGGGGTATTGGCGCTTAACAGTTCAACCATTGCAACACGGACAATACTTGGGACTTCAAGCCAGATTGATATTACAGACGGAAACTTTGTCAATTCGCCCGTTATAGCAATTTCCAGCGATCCTACAGTTCCCGGTTCAGGCGGCATTGTTATTCCTGCTGGGACTACTGGACAGCGCGGGGCTAGTACTAACGGCACATTGCGTTATAACACTACTGCGGCGTCATTTGAGGGTTACGCTAACAACGCGTGGGGTTCAATTGTCAGCGGGGCGGGTGTAAGCGCAATATCTTTTGGCTCAACTGGCCTGACCCCAGCTACATCGACTACAGGCGCTGTTACAGTTGCAGGAACATTGGCGGTAGCCAGCGGGGGGACTGGGGTTACTACAAGCACTGGTACAACGAATGTAGTGCTTTCAAACTCCCCTGTCTTAGTAACTCCTGATCTCGGAACTCCAAGTGCTTTAGTGGGGACGAATATAACAGGAACTGCGGCAGGACTGACGGCGGGAACTGTCACAACAAACGCTAATTTGACGGGTGATGTGACATCCGTAGGGAACGCAACTACCCTTGCCACAGTTGCTTCGGCAGGCTCTACAGGGTCTAGCACAGCAATTCCTGTAATTACCATCAACGCCAAAGGCTTAACAACCAGTATCACTACAGCGGCAGTCGTTGCGCCAGCAGGCACCCTTTCCGGCTCTACCTTGGCCTCTGGAGTTACAGCTTCCTCGTTGACCAGCCTTGGCACGATTGCAAGCCTTGTTGTGACGGCAGGGACTATCTCCACAACTCCTTCCGCATCTACGGACATTGCCAACAAAAGTTATGTCGATACCGTAGCGCAAGGATTAGACACTAAAGCCTCTGTTGTAGCGGCGACGACTGTGGACATTACATTGTCTGGAGCGCAGACGATTGACGGCATATCAATCGTTGCGGCTGACCGTGTGCTAGTCAAGAACCAAACCCTGTCCCAAAACAACGGTCTCTACCTTTGTGCGTCTGGTGCGTGGACAAGAACCACGGACATGAACACTTGGGCGCAAGTCCCCGGAGCCTACGTCTTCGTTGAGGATGGCACCACGCAGGCCGACACGGGTTGGGTATGCACAAGTAACGCCGGAGGGACTTTAGGCACCACCGCAATAACTTGGGCGCAGTTCTCAGGTGCTGGCTCTGGCGTGAGTTCTATTACTTTTGGCACAACGGGGCTGACTCCAGCAACGACGACTACGGGCGCGGTGACTGTTGCGGGAACCTTGGCTGTCGCTAATGGCGGGACTAACTCCACGGCTACAGCAACTGCTGGTGGTGCTGGTTACGGAACTGGAACGGCTCACGCATATACTGCGGCAGGAACTGCTGGACAAGTATTAACATCTGCTGGTGCATCTGCTCCTGTTTGGTCAGGCATTTCAGGCGGAACATTTTAAGGAACCATCATGGCACAAAGCGGCTTCACCCCCATATCTCTGTATTTTTCAGCAACCAGCGCGGCTGTCCCATCGGCTGGCAACCTAGTCGCTGGTGAATTGGCACTTAACACCAACGATGGCAAACTATATTACAAGAATAGTTCAGGTGTAGTTACACTATTGGCGGGTGCTACTTCTGGGCCAGCGGGTGGTTCTACTACTCAGGTTCAGTATAACAACGCTGGAGTTCTGGCCGGTATTACTGGCGCTACAACGAACGGCACAGCATTGACGCTGACTGCTCCCGTTTTAGGCACCCCCGCCTCCGCGACCCTTACCAACGCAACCGGGCTTCCAATCTCTAGCGGTGTTTCAGGGCTGGGGACGGGCGTAGCTACTGCTCTGGGCGTTAATACAGGCTCCGCTGGCGCGATGGTGTTGTTTAACGGCGCGCTTGGAACTCCGACATCCGGCACAGTAACCAATCTAACCGGCACAGCCTCAATCAACATCAATGGAACTGTTGGTGCAACGACTCCTGCTGCGGGTGCGTTTACTACGGTGAGTGCTACAGGTGAGATTACCGCAGGTTTTAGCGGCGGCGACAACGGCATCACGTTCACACAGAATTGGCGCATCCGTCGCGATAACGCGGTGACGGGCAATCTTGAGATTCGTAACTCTGGCAGCAACGTGGGCGTATTCTCCACCACCGGCCTAGCAGTAACCGGAACAATTAGCGCATCTGCCGCATCTGCCGCATTTACTGGATTACAGGTAGGTACAGCCAACAGTGTAAACAGTGGGCTTATCATTGGCAATAAATCAAGCGGCATCTGATTCACCACCAACGCCTACGTTTTGAGTGCCAGTGGTGTTGGCTCTTAAAACATTTGTACCAATAGCCGTTATGTCTCCAGTGGTGTTTGCATATCCAGCTTGATAGCCTACAACCGTGCTGTAAGCCAAAGTATTTGATGTTTTGTTTGCGCTATAAAGTGCTTGATAACCAATAGCAGTTTGATACCCTGCTGTGGTGTTGGTGTACAGTGCCTGATAACCTACAGCAGTGTTGTTACTTGCTGAAGTGACGGCTTGTAAGGCTTGCATACCAAGAGCAGTGTTGAAACTACCGCTTGTATTTATTTGCAAAGCAGAACGACCAACGGCTGTATTAAAAGCACCCACACCCGAACCAGACCCCATAGCTAAATAACCAATGGCCGTGTTGTAAGAACCAGTTATGAATTTACCAGCAAGAGTGCCAACATATGTGAGTTCTTCACCCACGGTATTTGTATACCCAGCCTGATACCCCACAGCAGTGTTGTTTCCACCTAAGGTGTTGGCGGCAAGTGCCTCTCTGCCAACTGCTGTGTTGCTGTTGCCAGTTTGGTTGTATACCAGAGCATCATGCCCAATGGCGATATTGTTACTTCCACCATTATTAGTGCGAAGTGCATTTACACCAAGAGCCGTATTGCTTGCTCCAGTTTGATTGGTATAAGAAGCGCCGTATCCAACTGCTGTGTTGTAAAGACCCGTTGTATTGCTGTAGGCCGCCTCATACCCAATGCCAGTGGTATATGATGATCCAGTTGAGTTGTTATACGCCGCTCTATAACCTACTGCCGTTAAACCTATTGCCGATGTATTGCTATACCCGGCCTGATAACCTACAGCAGTGTTGCTTGAGGCTGTGTTTTGAAATATTGCAAGATAACCAAAAGCCGTGTTGTTGCTTCCAGAAACATTAAGTTTCAAGGCTCCAAGGCCAACTGCCGTGTTGTAACTTCCCGATTGGTTTTGAAGCAAAGCATCCTGCCCCACGGCAACTTGCTCTAAGCCGCCCACATTTGCCGCCAAAGCACTTTTACCCACCGCAGTGTTGGTGGCTACAGCACCTGCGCCAAGACCTACAGTGAGTCCTTGAATGGTTGCTCCGGGGGTTACCGTCAATAAGCTTGCGCCTAATGACATTTTATCGACATTGCCTACTTGAAAAGCAACTCCCGTAGTGCCATTGAGTACCGTACTTGTTCCATTGGTAAGAAATGCAAAATTGGTTGTTGATGGAGTTACCGATGTACTCCAAATTGCACCATATCCAGAAGCACCAAAATATCCAGCAATAAGGCCAGCGGCGGTGCTATTGCCCGACCCTGTTTGTATAGCACCCGTAGCACTCAGCGTTCCAGTGACTGCTAGGCCGGTGCTGCTGAAGGTGTGCGTAGTGGCGGGTGAGCCGTCATTTGCAA